CTATAAGACGAACGGCATCGTGTTCGCTTGCATGGCGATCCGTCAGCGCGTGTTTTCACAGATCACGTTCCGGTTCGCGTCCTTGAACAACGGCAAGGTTGGGAAGTTGTTCGGCGGCCCGGCGTTGGACATTCTGTCGACGCCGTGGGTGAACGGCACGACTGGTGACCTGGCGTCGCGGATGATCATTGACGCTGACTCGAAGGGCGCGTTCTTCGGTGTCCGCGAGGGCAACCAGATCTATCGGCGCGACCCGATGAAGACGTCGGTGGTGTTGTCGGGCAATCCGCTCGAGGAAGAGTTCGTCGACATCATGGGCTACGTCTACCGGCCCAAGGGTGCGCAGGGGCCGACGTTCACGTACACGCCGTCGCAGATGTGCCACTGGACTCCGGTGTTGGATCCGGATGCGTCGTACACGAAGGGCATGTCGTGGATCTCGCCGATTCTGCGTGAGATCCGTTCGGACAACTCGGCGACCGACCATAAGGCGCAGTTCTTCACCAATGGTGCGACTCCGAACATGGTTGTGAAGTTCCCCGAGAACGTGATGAATCAGGACCAGTTCGACCGGTTCAAGGCGAAGATGGAAGCCGAGTATGCGGGCACTCGTGGTGCCGGGAAGACGCTGTATCTCGCGCCCGGTGCTGATGTGACCGTGGTCGGCAAGGACTTCAAGGAGATGGATTTCTCCGAGACTCAGGGCCGCGATGAGACTCGTATCGCGTCTGCGGCGGGGGTTCCTCCGGTGCTCGTTGGCCTGAAGGAGTCGCTGGCGGGTTCGTCGCTGAACCAGGGCAACTATGCGGCGGCCCGTCGTTCGTTCGCTGACGGCACGATGAGTGACCTGTACCGGGGTGCTGCGGCGGCGTTGCAGACGATCGTTCCGGCGCCTCAGGACAAGGGCCCGTCGAAACTGTGGTTCGACATTTCGCAGGTGCCGTTCTTCCGTGAGGACCGTGGGGATGCGGCCACGATCCAGTCGACGCAGGCGACCACGATCAAGACCCTCATCGACGCCGGGTTTGAGCCGGAGTCGGTGATCGCTGCAGTGGAGGCAGAGGACCGCAGCCTCCTGAAGCACTCCGGCCTCTATTCCGTGCAGTTGCAGCCTGCCGGCGCGACCTTCCCCAATACAGGAGCGACCTCATGACCGACGACAAGATGCTGTTCCGCAGTGTCGACTTCGAGCTGCGCGACGGTGGTAGCGAGTCTGACGGGCTGACGCTGGACGGATATGGCGCGGTGTTTGGTTCGCCGACGCGTATCGACTCGTGGGAGGGCACGTTCGACGAGGAGATCGCCCGCGGGGCGTTCAAGAAGTCGCTGCAGGAGCGGACTCCGGTGCTGCAGTTCGATCATGGTCGGCATCCGATGGTGGGTTCGATTCCGCTGGGTTCGTTCGAGTCGCTGCGTGAGGACGACAACGGCCTGCATGTGGTGGCCCGGTTGCATGACAACTGGCTTGTGCAGCCGGTGCGGGATGCGATCAAGTCGAAGGCTATTCCTGGCATGTCGTTCCGGTTCTCGGTGGTCAAGGATGAGTGGCGCACGGCGGCCGGCAACCTCGTGAAGCCTGACGACGTTGAGCGGCTGCTGTGGGCGTCGGATTCGTCGAACCCCGACACGATCCTGAAGCGCACGCTCAAGGAGGTCCGCCTTTACGAGGTCGGCCCCGTCGTGTTTCCCGCGTACTCCGACACCACTGTCGGGGTGCGTTCGCGTGAGTTGATCACGCTTCTCTCAGACCCCCAGGTGCGTGCCGAAGCGGCTGCGTTCCTGGCTGGCACTCCATCCGAGCCGAGTGAAGCCGAGGGGGCTTCCGGTGAGGGACGAGCCGCCGCCTCCGACGAGGAGCCGCAGGAGCACTCCCGTCACATCCCCTCCAAGGAGGCGCGCGACCGCGACCTCCGACTCAAGACAGATGGAGTCATCTAATGAACATCGACACTCTGCGGGGTGAGATCGAGGCGCTGGACGCCGAGATCCGTTCCCTGCACCAGACCGAAGAGGGCGAGCTCCGCGAGTTCACCCCCGAGGAGCAGACCGCCTTCGACGAGAAGGTCGCCGCCCGCGCCTCCAAGATCGCGCTGCTCGAGCGCCACGAGGCCATCGAGAAGGCCGCGAAGATGCCCGAGCGCACTGTCGCCCCCTCCGCGCCTGCCGTCCACGTGACGCGCGACGCGATGGAGGTTGTCGAGGACCGCTCCTCGACGCCGAAGCAGATCGCCGACGCCGCGATGCGGGCGCTCGAGGACAAGGTCGAGGCGCCGGAGAATCTGGCGCACGTCCGCTCCGTCCTCAAGGCGCACTCGCGTGACCGCGACTGGGCGCGTGGCATCATCCTGCGTTCGACCGACGAGTACGCCTCGGCGTGGCTGAAGGTCATTCAGGGCCGCGAGTTCACCCTCACCAACGAGGAGCGCACCGTTCTGGGTGTGTCGACCAACGCGAACGGCAAGTTCCTCCTGCCGACGCACCTGGACCCGACCATCATTCTGACCTCGGCGCTGTCGACGAACGAGATCCGCAAGATCGCCCGCGTGGTGACCCTGTCGGATGGTCAGCCGGCGTGGAACGGCATCACCTCGGCCGGTGTCACGGCGAGCTGGGACGGCGAGGTCGTGGAGGTTTCCGACGACTCCCCGACGTTCGGCAACCCGTCGATCTCGACCACGCGCGCGCAGGCGCTCGTGCAGGCGTCGATCTCCGCGGTGGAGGACATCTCCGACCTCGGTACCGACGTCATGATGATGTTCGCCGACGCCAAGGACCGGCTCGAGGGTGCCGCCCACGCGACCGGTTCCGGTTCGGGTCAGCCGAAGGGCGTGTTCACCGCCGTGGCCGCCGTCACCGCGTCCCGCGTGGTTTCGACCACGGCCGCGACGATCGGTCTGGTGGACCTGAACTCGGTCTACACGGGCACCCCGAAGCGGTACCGCGGGGACTCCTCGAAGTGGGTCACCAACCCGGTGTACGCCGTCGCCATCAAGGCGCTCGGCACTGCCGTGTCGGCGTCCTACTCCGGCGACCTGCGTGAGCCCACTGCCGGCCGGATCCTCGGCCGCGACGTGGTCGAGTCGGACGACGCTCCGACCACGCAGACCACGACCGCGCTGGACGCCGAGGTTCTGTTCGGTGACTTCAGCCAGTACGTGATCGTCGACCGCCCCGGCGGCATGAGCGTGGAGTACATCCCCCACCTGTTCAACACCGCCACCAACCTGCCCGACGGTCGTCGGGCTTGGTACGCCACGTGGAGGAACGGTGCCGACGTGACCAACGTCGACGCCTTCCGCCTGCTCGTGGACAAGACGACCGCCTGACGGTCGCCTCAATCTGGCGCAGCCCCCGAGTCTCCCGTTCTCGGGGGCTGCGCCATCCAACGGGAAAGGAAACACCATGCCACACCCCACCGAGCCGGTTGCTGTCCGTCACCCGGAGACCGGCCAGTTCATCACCCTCAACCCCGCGATCGACTACGACCCCGCCGACATCCTTGTCCGGGCGTACCCGTGGGCGTTCGTCGCACGCGACACGAGCCCCGAGATCGTCGAGGCTGTCGCGATCGAGAAGGCGACCGCCGAGCCTGGTCAGAAGCGCACCCGGTCGCGCGCGCGGTGAAGCTGCACCTCGGGTGTGGACGCACCCGCATGGATGGGTGGGTGAACGTCGACCACGCGAAGGTCGAGGGAGTCACTGACACCGTCGTTGATTTGGATGGCCCCGACCTGGCTACGCGCTTCGCTGCGGACAGTGTTGATGAGTCGCTGGGTGTGCATGTCATCGAGCATCTGGCTCGGCCGCTGGAGTTCATGACAGCCCTCTGGCGGGTCACGAAGCCGGGTGGAACCGTGACGTTCGAGACGCCCTACGGCAGTTCGGATGATGCGTGGGAAGACCCGACACACGTTCGGCCATATTTCATGAACTCGTGGGGCTACTTCTCTCAGCCGTTCTACTTTCGCGCGGACTACGGCTATGAGGCGGATTGGCGTGTCGCCGATCTGACGCTCGCTGTGGACGCCGATCGGGTCGGCCAGCACGCAGGGCAGCCGGGACTCATTCTCGAGATGGTGCAGCGTGAGCGGAATGTCGTGAAGTTCATGCGTGCCACCCTTGAGGCGATCAAGCCCGCGAGGCCGGCGAGCCAAGACCTGCAGGAACCGCTCTCGGTTTCGTTCGCGCTGGTGCGGTCATGAAGGCGGGAACGGTTGCGGTCGGGTTCCTCGACCCCGGCCACTGGTCGCACTGTTTCGGCCAGTCGTTGATCGACCTGTACCTCGGGGATGCGTTCGGGTCGAAGCGGATGGTCCCGCACGGCAAGCAGCTCCGCGATAACGCCCAAGCGGGCGGGATTGTCGCCGGCCGCAACGCCATCGCGAAGATGTTCCTCGACGACACCGAGTGCGAGTGGCTGTTCATGGTCGATTCCGACATGGGCTTCGCCGCAGACACGGTCGACCGGTTGATCGCTTCCGCGGACCCCGTTGACCGGCCCGTAGTCGGCGGCCTGTGCTTCTCACTGCGCCGCGACACCCCTGGCGAGTTCTACGGCCAGAAGTACGTCGTGGTCCCCACC